TCGGTCAACAGATCTTGTATTATCCTATCGACTTAGAAACAACTAATTTTAATAGCCTATATGGGGAAGCGATTGAAAAGACCTATTTGCCCCCTGTCAGGGTTTATGCGCTTGTTGAATTTACCGAATATTCAACGAGCTATTTGGAAAACGCCGGAATTGATAAAAGTTGGGAGATTGCGGTCCACTTTCATCGTCGTAGATTGACCGAAGATCAAAACTTGTATGTACGAGAGGGCGATTTCGTGCTTTACGGCGATTTCTTTTACGAAATTGTAAAACTCTCGGAGCCTAAAAAGCTATTTGGCCAAGTAGAGCATAGTTTTGAGATTGCGGCTACTTGCAAGAGAGCTAGAAAGGGATTATTCGATGCTACCTAAAAACTTTGATTTTGCTTTATTGCCTACTGACAAGGCTAACTATACTTTGAGTGAGATAGGGATGCTTGGTTCTTCTATGGAAGATATTGATCAGGCATTTGTAGATTGGGTGAAACAGATTGGACTGTCCACTAACTCTAACGAAGGCTTTGGAAAAATAAACATTTTATGGCAAGCGCCCGAGAGAGCATATCAAATTAAGCATAACAAGGATTTAAGAGATGACGCCGGCGCCCTTAAGCTCCCCATAGTGAGCGTAGAGAGAACCGGTATTACCAAGGATCCGTCCCGCAAAGGCTCTTTTCAAGCTCAGATCTTTTCCGATAATCTTAATGGCCGGTCGGGCAGGCTTGTTATTGCACAAAAGATTGTGCCTCGTAAGACCCAAAACTTTGCTATAGCCTCTGGGATGCGAAGTACCCTTGGTAAAAGTAACAAGCAAAAGTATTATCCGAGAGTTAATACTAAAGTGGTTATCAAATCTCTTTCGATTCCGATCCCGGTATATATAAACGTAGATTACAAAGTGGTGATCAAGACTGAGTATCAGCAACAGATGAATGACCTAATGACTCCGTTTATAACACGAACAGGGCAGATTAATGCTTTTGTTATGCGACGAAATGGGCACTTGTATGAGGGATTCGTTGATCAAGGGTTCTCTCACAACAATAATGTTAGCAATTTAGGCGAAGACATGCGCATGTTTACTAGTGAGATCACAATTAAGGTTCTCGGATACTTAATAGGAGATGGCCCTAGTGATGATAGGCCATTAGTGAGAGTGGATGAAAATGTTGTGGAATATCAGTTCCCTTCGGAATCTACAGTGCCGAAAGGAAATATAACTTTTTGGGAAGACTAGTTCCTGAAGTGAAAAAGATGTTTTATTAGTAATGATAGAGCTTTTTGAGGTGGAAAATACTATTTAAATAATGATTGACGTATCAATTAAGTCATTTTTTAAAAGAGGAACACTGTAATGTCTGTGAAGAGCTTTAAGTTTGTATCTCCTGGAGTGTTTATCAATGAGATAGACAACTCCTTCGTCCCCAAATCTGCTGATGCTATTGGCCCAGTTATTGTTGGCCGCTCCACGCGCGGTCTTGCTATGCAACCGGTGCAAGTAGAGTCTTATTCGCAATTTGTGGAGTTATTTGGAGAAACCGTACCGGGAAACCGGGGAGGGGATGTTTATCGAAACGGTAACGCCCAATCGCCAATGTATGGAACATATGCCGCAAAGGCATTCTTGAGAGCAAATGTAGCTCCGCTTACGTATGTGCGTCTACTGGGTACCCAGAACACCAACGCATCCACCGCTGGACAGGCGGGCTGGCAAACCTTAAACAGTCCTGCCACCACTCAGCTCACACAAAACGGTGGCGCTTACGGAATGTTTGTTTTCACTTCAGGATCTGATGCGACCCTAGGAACTGGAAAGCTTGCGGCCATTTGGTACGTAGATGCATCAGCCTCTGTTTATCTGAGCGGTACTCTTCGTGGTGGCGGAAGTGGAAGATCTACAGCCGCGGCTGCGCGCTCTCAGAATGAAGCAGGTGTTGGAATGGTTATCGGCTCCGATTCTAATGGTCTTTATACCGTTCTTATCACTGGATCTGCGGGAACGCAAGAGAAGATCACATTCAACTTTAGCGATGACTCTGAAAACTTCCTGCGCAAAAAGTTCAACACGAACCCTCAGTTGGGAAATGCCGGCGCATCTAGTTTTTACGCCGCTTCTGCTGAAAAGCTCTATTTTCTCGGTGAGTCGTTTGAGCAAGAATTACGAGAAGGCCTTACGGATAGCTTAACTGGAGGTGGCACCGATGTTACTTCCGCTGAGACCCAGGCCGTTATTCTTCCTCTTGGTTCTGGTTCTAGTGCTCCACGTGGGCCCGCCGACATGAAAGGGATTAGTTACAACGAGGCTGTTGCCGGCTGGTTTATTGGCCAGGATCTCGGAGCTGCCGCTAGCTATCAGCCCACTAGCGCCAAGAAGCTTTTTAGGCTCGTTGGTCGCGGCCATGGTGCATGGCTAAGCAAGAACTGTAAGGTCTCTATTGAGAATATTCGAGTTGCTACCAGCACGACAACAGATTATGGAACGTTCTCGGTCGTAATTCGCTCTCTTCTTGATACTGACAACAACGTTCAAGTATTAGAAAGATTTGACAACCTCAGCTTGGACCCCACTTCGCCCAACTTTATTGCGCGCCGAATCGGCGATGTATATCACCAGTGGGATGAAACCGCAAGAGCATTAAAGCAATATGGCGAATATCCTAATCAGTCCAAATATGTATATGTGGAGCTAGATGACGATGTAGAGGCCGGCGGAAGCGATGCCACGCTTCTTCCATGGGGCTACTATGGTCCTCCTCGCTTCAAGAGTGTTACAAACTGGGTTGGCTTAACTGGTTCTGGTGGTGGTAGCGGCCTCGTCGCTGAAGCCGCCGGCGCCGTCAAAAATGCCTATATTTATATTGGCACACAAGGCGCCGTGGGAACGCGAACTGCCCCCGTGAATAGAAAATATGGAGGCAATCAGACCAACTACTTATCGGGAGGTGTCAGGCTTGTAAGGAATCATGTCGGCGCTGGAAATCTAAAATTAATGACCGGGAGTCTAGTCTTTCCTCGTGATCGCTTACGGCTCTCGGCTTCTGATGGTTCTTTAAGCGACCAGACGAATGCTTATTTCGGCTTTTCTACTACGCGCACACAAACCAGCACACGCTCCGATCCGAGTGTTGCTGACGCGCACCGACTTTGGCTTACGTCCTTGAATAGTGATCCTATCGGAAGTACTGTCTCGGCTGTTGACTCGTATTCGTATATCTTCACCATGGATGATATTCAGTACTTCTCGAATGATGGCGGATATGCTTTCGTATCTGGTTCTCGTAAGTTGGACGTTAGTTATACTGCTGTTAACGGCGCGACCGCATTGCTGGACACAGCCGAGCTGAGACGTTTCACCGCTCCTTTCTGGGGTGGATTCGACGCAGTAGACATTTTCAAGCCTGATCCTTTCTACAACAAGTCACTTAGCAACGCTTCTACCCAAGAGAACAGCTACGTTTATAACACTTATAAGCGCGCCATCGACACAGTGGCAGATCCAGAGTTTATCAATATGAACCTTCTGGCCGCTCCTGGGCTCACTCACGATTCGCTTACAACACATATGATAAACGTCTGTGAAGAGCGCTCGGATGCCATGGCAATTATTGATCTTGCTAACGTTTACATTCCTCCACATGAAGAGAGATTGGCAAAGACAGCAAGAATCGGAACAACGCCACAGGCCGCCGGAACAGCTCTGAGAGATCGCAGAATTGATTCGAGTTACGGTTGTACGTTCTACCCATGGGTTCAGACCCGCGACGTCAATACTGGTCAGCTTGTTTGGATCCCGCCCTCTGTCGCAATGATGGGCACATTGGCAAGCTCGCAGAAGAAGTCTGATGTCTGGTTCGCTCCAGCAGGATTTAATCGCGGTGGTCTTTCCGATGGCGCAGCAGGAATCCCGATTGTCAATATCACAGAGAGATTAACGTCTAAACAGCGCGATACGCTCTATGATAATCGAATCAATCCAATCGCGTCTTTCCCATCTAGTGGAATTGTGGTGTTTGGACAGAAGACTCTCCAAGAGCGCCAAAGCGCACTTGATAGAATCAACGTGAGAAGGCTCGTCATCTACTTGAAGAAGCAGATTTCGATTCTTTCCACACAGGTTCTTTTTGAGCAGAATGTAGAGGCCACATGGCTTCGTTTCAAGGGCCTTATTGAGCCTCTGTTGGCTAACGTCAAAGTTCAGTTTGGTATCACAGACTATCGCTTAATCTTAGATAGTAGCACTACCACTCCCGATTTAATTGATCAGAACGTTCTTTACGCGAAGATCATGGTTAAGCCGGCGAGAGCAATTGAGTTCATCGCAATTGATTTCGTAATCGCATCTACGGGTGCATCTTTTGATGACTAAAAAACATTAGAAATACTAGTTAAAAACATAGGAGTAACAAAATATGCCATTCTGGACCGAGGCCCATGATTCTACCACAAAGGATCCCAAAAGAAAATTTAGATTTCAAGTGAGTTTCAACAACATCACTGATCCAAACGGAAACGGAAGCGTGCTGTGGTACGCAAAGACTGTTTCCAAGCCAGCTTTTCAGCTTTCAACAACTGAGCACAAGTATTTGAACCATACATTTTATTATCCTGGTTCGGTTACATGGCAGGATGTAAGCTTAAGCCTTGTAGATCCGGTCAGCCCCGACATGACAGTCACATTGGCTCGAATTTTAGAGCAGTCTGGATATGTTGTGCCTGGAAACGCTATTGATCCAGCGGCTTTGGCCACTATTTCCAAGGGCCAGTCTGTTGGTGCACTCGGCGATGTAACTATTACTCAGCTAGATGCTCTCGGCGCGGCTATTGAAACGTGGAAACTGTGGAATGCATTCATTACAGAGGTTAAGTTCGGAGATTTAGAATATGGCTCCGATGATCTTGTCCAGCTCGATCTGGTGCTTAAGTATGATTGGGCCCGAGTTGAGGTCGCTGGTGGCGCATCCGCATTGAATGGTGATGCTTCCCAGTCCGCATTTAACATTAGTAGCGGAACGTAGTATAATATTTATATATAATATAGAGGTGTATAT